AAGCCTGCTTGCGCCAGGCGCGATCGTCATCGGCAGCAGCTCCAGCTACGTCGATGCCGTGCTCTTTACAGAGCTTATCGAGCTTATTCTTGGCGCTCGTTTTCTGCGCGTCCGAAAGGCCTTCGGTCTGATCGAAGCGGGCCAGGGCGTCGCGCAGGTGCGACTTAGTCTCCTCCTCAGAGGGGAACTTCCAGGGCAGCTTCCAGGTCTCGGTCTTCTCCGGATCCCCGACGACCAGGAAGCAGTCGGCGGTGAGGTTCGCGCCGTCGACTTTCTTGGTGTGGCCCAGGCGGCGATACTCGGCCAGTCGCGACAGCGAGCGATTGCAGCGGCAGTTCTCATCGTCGCAATCGGGGTTCGAGCAATTCTCGCAATCGTCGCCCATGCACTCGGAGCAGCCGCAGATGCATTCGGTGTCGTCGTCGTCGTTGTCTTGAGAGCCGCGCTTGGCCAGGATCCGCATCCGGATCTCGGCGGGCATCGAGCGAGGCAAGGAGCTGACCTGGGACGCGGCGGCCGGATAAGCGGGGAAGGTGACCGGAGAAACATCGAAGAGCTCGTCGAACTCGAGAATCTTACGGCTTACAGATCCGTCTGCATTGTCGGTCCACTGATCGCGCTTGACAGTGAAGCCGAAGCTCGAGCCAGTAACATCTTTGCGGCGCATGGAGACCAGAAGGTCATGAGCGGCATGCGTGTCCGGCGGATCGATCTCGTATGCCAGGCCGCGAGCATCGACCTTGATGCGCAACGTGCCAGAGGTTGTGCGGCCGAGGGGATGGTTCGAGTCGTGATTCCACAGGGCGCGCACATCGGGATTCGAAGCCATCACGCTGTCGAAGGCGTGAGGATCGATGGTCTCGCTGAAGAATCCGAGGTTCTCGCTCTGAGACTCAAAGACGGCGGCATAGCCGCTGATGACCGGCTTGGCATCGTCCGAGACGCGGAGTTCCTGTTTGACATAACGGCGCTCGATCTTGTTCATGACTGAATCTCCTCTGCTGCGCGGGCGGCTGCCGCCTCCCGGCTGACGTTGATGTGAATGGAGCGCAGGGCGCGAAGGAATTCCTCGCGAGCGAGCTCCGCGGCTGCGGTTTCCTCGGGCCTTGCGGGCCACTTGGCCGCGCGGTGAACTATCGATTTGAGCAGATCGTCGATGATCGACTCGGGAACTGCGTCGGTGGATCCGTTTTGTTCCATGGAGGCATCGGCTATGGAGCGAAATATGGGCCTCAAAAGCGCTGAAATGGTCTCTAAATCACGCTTATCGCGCTTTAATAGACGGATAAAGGCATCGTTAAAGACGGGTATGTAGCCGCGAGTGAAGCGGCCCAGCAGCGCTTTCTCTTCCTTGGTGGGGACGACGGGGGCTTTTGGCGCGGGAGGAGCATTGGGATCCGCGTTGGGATCCGCGCCGATGGGCTGATCTTGCATCGATTCGGTATCGAGCAGCCGCTCGGCGTTCTGCATGTTGACTGGAACTAGATAAACGTCTCCGACGGGCCCGATGGGATTCTTTCCCAGATCCTCGAGAATGGTATTTGAATTAAAGAACCCCCACTGCTTGCCGACGGCGTAGCCGGCCATGGTGGTTTCGAAGTCGCCGCGGAGGCGCTCAGAGACATCGAACTCCAGCGTGTACTTTCCGGCGCTGCGGCCGAGCGGCGAGAACAGCTTGCGCAGGAACTCCGCCTCAATGCGGCAGAGATAGGGACGAAGGGTGTCGGTAACGAAGCTGAGGTTCATCTGCTCGGCGTTGTTATTGCTGAGCCGGGTAGTGTCGCCGATCATGTGCGGCGGAACCCGGTAGACGCCGCAGATATCGGCGCGCTGGAAGATGCGGGTTTCAAGAAACTGCGAATCTTCAGGGCTGATGCCAACCTGGTGATAACTCCAATTGCCAGGCAACACGGCAGTTGTGCCGGCGTTCTCTCCGCCCTGGGTCTGATTCCAGCTCTCCCGAGCCTCGGTCTGCTGCTTGGGAGTCAACGTGCCCGCACTGCTGAGAATGCCGGAGGGCCGTGCCCCGTTGCCAAAGAAGCGGGCGCCGTACTTCGTCGCACCGATGGCCAGGCCAACGCTCTGCCGCATCAGCCAGATGGGCGAAAAGCCCTTGAGGCCGTTGAAGCTGAAGAGCGGCACGTGGAGCATATCTTCGGCGGCGATGTGGCGAACCTTGCCATCGAACATGCCGTCGGTGGTCTCATAGATCAGGTCGCCGTTAGGTGCGCGCTTGGGTTCGGTGAGCTGCGGATGAAGCGGCCAGAGCGCCACTACACGGCCACCCTTGTCGCGCTGGATCTCGATATAACCATTGCCGGTAAGGCAGAGCGAGCCGATCAGGCACTCGAAAAGGGTGAAAGCTGTCATCTCATCGTTTGGCTGCCAGCGGAGAAGATAGGCGAGCGGATGATCAGTAGCTCTTGTGCGACCACTCTTCTGGATTTCGAGAACGTAACAGGGAAGCGACGCAACGGCCTCCGCCAGGACCCGCACGCAGGCATAGATGGTTGTGAGCTGCAGCGCGGTATTGACGGTGACTTGCTCGCCGGAAGACGTAGGTTCGCTACCGCTGACCCAGGCGAGAAACCCAGCCGCTGAGAGTGGCACGGCGGGATTGTTGAGTGAGAGCCCGCGAAGTTCCAGCGAAGTGAGGCCCGGCTCGCGGATCTCGGCAACAAACTTCGAGAATGCCTGTCGAATGGACATTTTCACACTCACATTACAAACGGTTCAAAGGTTGCGCCGCAGTTAGCCATGGCGACAGACTTCGCCATACAGAGAGCGACGATGCCGTCGATTTTTTCCCGGCTACGGCCTTTATCAGGCTTGATATTGCCGGCGGGGTCGGTTTGCACAATCACGTTTGAAGCCATCCAGCGCAGCACCGGGTTGCCGCCATGGGCCAGCTCGCCGGAGAGAACCATCTCGAGAAGCCGCTTGGTGGGCGCGTACATGCTGCCGTATCCCTGGCCGACCTTGACCATCTCAAAGCCGTCTTCTTCGCCCAGCTGGGTAACGATCTCGGTAGAGTTCCAGCGATCGAAGCCGATCTGGGCGATATCGAACTCTTCCCTGAGTTCATTGATCTTGGCCCGGATGAAGCGATAGTCGATGATGTTGCCTTCGGTAAGTTGGAAAAGGCCCTGTTTCTCCCAAACGTCGTAAGGAACTCGGTCGCGCCGCGAGCGCTGCGCGATGTTGTCTTTCGGCAAAAAGAAGTACGGCAGAACATGCCAGCGCGGGTCATCTTCAGTCGGCTCAAAGAGCAACACGAAGGCGCTGATATCGATCGTGGTAGAGAGATCAAGACCCGCGTAGCACCGGCGCCCCTTGAGGAGCGCGCGATCAATGCGAAAGTTGCAGCGGTCCCATTTATCGATCGGCATCCAATGGGAGAAGTTGGTGGTCCAAACACAAAGCCGGAAGCGAAGAAATGCGTTGAGGGCGCTGGGATCCTCTTTTGCCTTGATCGCCTGCTGGCGAAGATCGTCGAGTTGCACTGCACCGCCCAGGCAGGGGTTAGCTTTGATCCAGTTGGCGTCGTTCTCCCAATCGAAGTCGCCTTTGCCTTCATCATCGATGCCGCAGATCCAGGCGAACCATGAATCGTCGGGCACGATGCCATTCAAAACCTTTTCGCTATACTCGCGCTGCTTGTAGCAAACTGTGTTGCGATCGTAGCCGCTGTTGGTGATGGCAAACATCAGCGGCTGCCGGCGCTTGCCCATCGCCGAGGAGAATACATCCCAAACTCCGGAGGTGCGGTGGACGTGCAGCTCGTCGATGCAGACGAACGACGGCCTGAGGCCCATCAGGTTTTGATCTTCAGAAGCGCAGGGCTCGAACTTCGAGGCCGTGCCGGGAATCGAAAGATTCTCCTGGCCGATCAGGATGTGCTCCCGCAGCCAGTCGGATTTTTGAACCATCAGGCTGGCGGTGTTAAAGACCAGCTTGGCGGTTTTCTTATCGGTAGCCGCGGCGTAGACCTGGGCGCCAGGTTCGCCGAAAGCATAGAGCTCGTAGATGCAAAGGCCGGAGGCGATGAGCGATTTCAGATTGCCGCGGCCGATTTCGCTATATGCAAATTTGAAACGCCGGCGAGGGCCTTTCTCATCGATACGCTTCCAGCCGTAGAGGATCCAGAGAAGCGCCTGCCACCAGGGCTCAAGGTGAATGGGGCGACCATCATATTCGCCGTCTA